GTATTTAAACAACGTTCATCCATATTTATTGTTATTCATACCACATGAAAAAGGTATTCCATTTTTCACTACGTAAAGTAAATGAAGTACACAGGATTTATGGCATTACTCGCGGCAGCTGGGTTGACATGGTATGTTCTTTCAAAATATCGCAGAGAAACGTTTGTCCCTGAATTTTTAGACCAAGGAAACGTTAAAAAAACAGCTTCAAACATGAAGTCGTCGTATGCGCAAGAAACAAACCATTTTAGACCGTCATCGAAAATTGACGATCCTATTACAGGAAGAGAAACACCGTTTCGAGTAAATATGTTTAATTCGTATATGAATTAGTTTAGATGTTGAATTCGATTAACACATAAAATGAGATTTCATGCTTTGGGTCTTCCGCATACAGTTACACGCAAAGATTATTCAGCATGTGCATTCACTCAAAAAGTTTTAAAATTTTGTAAAATGATGACAGAACGAGGTCATACGGTATACCATTACGGTCACAAAGATTCAGAAGTGATATGTACTGAACATGTTCCTGTAACTTTTGATGAAGATTTAAAAATAGCCTATGGCGATCATGATTGGCGTAAAAACTTTTTTCAGCATAACACTGCTGATCATGCTCATCAAATTTTTAATAAACGAGCGATTGAAGAATTAGGTAAACGTAAACAGAAAGGCGACTTTATTCTTTGTTTTTGGGGATTTGCACATCGTCCTATTTTTCAAGCTCATCCGGAATGTATTCCTGTAGAACCCGGTATTGGTTGCACAAATGAACCTTGTTGTCCTCAAAATATTTATGAATCATACTCGATTATGAACCAAGTATACGGTAAATTTGATAGATCACCGCATTGGTACGATGCTGTTATTCCCAATTATTTTGATCCAGAAGATTTTGAGTTTAATGAAACTCCTAAAGATTACTTTTTGTTTGTTGGTCGTATTATTGGAAGCAAAGGTATTGGTATTGCAGTTGAATTGACCAAAATTATAGGTGCAAAGTTATTAGTTGCTGGTCAAGGTGATTTGGCTGCTACAATTGGATCAGTTCCGGACCATGTTCAAGTGATTGGTTATGTTGAACCTGAACAACGTAAAGAACTTATGAAAAATGCGAAAGCTCTTATTGCTCCTACCCATTATAATGAACCATTTGGAGGAGTAACCATTGAAGCTCTATTTTGCGGTACGCCGAATATTACTACGGATTGGGGTGGATTTGCCGAAAACAATCTCCATGGTGTGACGGGTTATCGCTGTCGAACGATGGAACAGTTTGTTTGGGCTGCAAAGAATATTGATAATATAAGTCGTAAAGCTTGTCGTGAATGGGCAATGAATAATTTTAGCTTAAAAAGAATTGGTTTAATGTATGAAGAATACTTTGAATCATTATCGAAAATTGGTACTGGTTCAGGATTTTACGAACCTAATCCTACACGTCAAAATTTAGATTGGTTAGTACGTTATTACCCTCAGGAAGCTATTATAGAACCAAAGTCGTCTTTTCCTTTGGATGAGCAGGAAAGGTCCCAGAATTGCGAAATTCCTGTACTTCATTCCATACCGATTGAAAACTTGGTAAATTATTCTCAAGCCAATCTTTCTGTTTAGGAACATGAACTTTACGCCAATTACCGAGAACCCAATAAATAGTTTGGTAATGTTCCTGATTTTCTTTTAATTCTTCGTCTCGCCAAACTGAACTACTTCTAGGATCATCAAAATGTTTATAAATGATTTCTCCAGTATCATCGTGTAATGCAAAGAATGATTTATATTGCGTAGTTGAATCTAACCATTCATTATAAAACACATTTTTAAATTCCATTTCAACATAATCACATTCATCCAATCCAGTACATTCCATTTGGAGCTGCATTTGATGATAATACGCAGGTGGAATAGGTGTTGAATCGCTAAACTTACGAGATATAGGGCATTTAAACTCTACAAGTTTTCCGTATCTTTTATCTTCACGATCATCGGTAAGAATAATTCCGTCTGGTGATGCTCCTAGAAAACTATGAACAGGGTGAGGTATACAAGTAGTATCTGCTATATCAATATCTCCTTCTAAATGTTTATAAATATCTTTTGCGATAGGTTCAAATCGTGTTCCCCATATTAGTGCATTCGAACCAGGACCGGTTGAATACTGTTTAGGAGTTAGTTTGGACATAATAAGTTCATGTCGTTGAGCAGGAGTTGCTTCGGGTAGAGCTTTGTAAATTTCTGAAGCGGTTAACATTTGTCCTCGTTTAGTGTGCCAAGTATCCGTACGTTGATCATTTTGTCCATAAATTTCAAGCATAGTTTTAATATGGTCATGTTTATTCATCTTATTACCATATATATGATACTGTAATTAAAATCAGTTAAAAAAATCTGTTTTACACAGGTTATCCCCATTCAATAATGAATCGAGTTGGGTATTCTTGAGTTGCAAACCATTGCATAGCTTTTTTAAATAAATTGTGATCTTGTTTAGACCAACCGTATTTATCTTTCGTTTCGTTAGGAAACATTTCTTGTACTTTTTCCCATGACGGAAATTCGTTGTATACTAGTTCTGCACTATCGTACCAAACATCTTCACGCATGTACGCTAGAAACCAAGGACCTTTTTCATCTAAGAAACGACGATATTCTTCAGGAATAGTAATATCCGGAATCATCGGTTTACCCGTAAGAGAATTTACTTTAGAAGCAATATAGATTTGACAATAGAAACCCATTTTTTTAAAAAATAAAAAAAGTTAAAAAATAAATCCGTTTTAACTCGGGATACTAATCTAAAATAAACATGGAAATACAATCACAAGAACAATGGGTACTATTTCGTTTAGAAAGATTTTACAATTCTGAAAATATTCAAACTGTTAAAAATATTTTAGAAGGCAAATCAAATTTATCTTTGCGCCTTATAGATTGGTTTGTTACCAACTATGCAAAAAAGTATAATACTTCGTATATTACTAAAACTCAAAAACATGTTATAGTTTACCTTTCATACAAATCACATTTGAAAGCATACAGCAAAAAGATGTTTGATCCATTCTGTCGATCCAAACGAATTAAGTTTCAAGGATTTGAAACAACGGTTGGACAATTAAACTTTTTTGAATGGGCTATTAATGATCAAATCTTAGAGTATATTGAAAATAACTATAACGCTATTCATCTTGATATGGAAACTCGATTAAAAGAAGAACATCCTGAAACACATAAAAAACGACATGAACTTTCTAAGTCCGCTGCCAATTCATTAAAACGTCACGATTTCAATATTCCAGTTACATTTGACTAGATACCAATTTACTAAATTCCATGGCGCAATGAGGATAAAATAATGGGTTATTTAATTTAACTTTATAACATATCTCTTGTCCGTTAGAATCCAAACCAGTTGCCATAAATTCACAGAAATATCTATAATTAGACGTTTCTGTGAGCATACGATAGGTACATGGATTACTAAAATCAAGATCAAGTTTTATAAAATTCTCATTAAGAGTTAACGCCATAATTTTGAAAATATCACCATTGTTCGGTGCATCGACAAAGATTTTTATAGCAGAAATATTGATTTCTTTCATTTTTTTGGTATCGTATAAATAATCCATTTAAAAATCCATTTTTAAATTAAGAATGATTTCAATTTTACGAAGAAACTTAGTTTATAAAGATATTAATTCAGATATTGTGGAACACGATGACGATATAGATGCAGATGAGTGGTGTTATGAAAATCGTGATGTATATCGTGGCACATTTGATCCAGAATATACTAAATATGATTTGAATGTGTATTGGTTATACGATCAAAACTTAAAAAGAATTGGATTAGCGGAACATGAAATGGATGATCCAGCTGTATTTGAAGTTCTCTGGTTTTATGACAATAGTTTTGCAACACTCTATCAGAGTTCAAACTGGAAATCTACTGGAAAAACTTTATGGTCAAAATTAACGCACGAAGCTTATAGTGATTGTTTAGAAGATGATTTTAATTCAGTATTTGATAGATGTTTATCCAGCAAATATCGGTTAGTTACACCTTTAATGATTATAGAAAAACCTGTTATTTACGAATGTACTCATTGTAAAAAAAGGTCGATCAAGCCTTTTTCTTGCAGAAATATTATTAAATTACCTTATTATGGTGATGATCTTATTTATCTTTTTGTTGACGAATCATTTTTACTTTATGAACTAATTAAACAGCCGAGCGTTTCTTACGAGCAGGAACAGCCGGAAGTTGAGGAGGAGTTACTGGACGAGGAGGAGTAGTTGTAACTTGTTCTTCTTCAGGTTGATCTTCGACATATTCTTCAGTATTACTATTTTGGACAGCAGGTTCTTCATCTGAGAATATAGAGGCAGCAGTTACTTTTTGTTTGGGGAATATTTGAGCATATGCTAACCGAAATGTAAGACCGAATCCGGTACTTGCGGCATATGCGGAAGGAACGACTACCATGTTCACTTCAATATTATTTTCAAACACTTGTTCAAGAGTTTCGGGGCTTACTGGAACATCTTTACGTGCATAATCTACTACCGAAGCAGCAACTTTGTTATCGTATACGGGAACTTTAATACGAATACTTGGAGCATATTTTCCGTTAGGTTTGTAAATATCATTTTCATCTTTGGTTACTGATAATTTATACATATCTTTAAACATGAATTCGACTTGTTCTCGTTTCAATTCACGTTTGAACCATTCGATAGATTTTTCAGTAGCCGTAGTTAGTAATTTTTCTTTTAAGTCAAATACTAAAGCATTATATAATTTTTCAATTTCAGTTGATCCATTAGCACGATCTTTTGCATAAGGATCACAATTTTTAAGATTGGCGGTTAATGAATAACTCATTTCACCAGTTTTTTCATCAGCACGAGCGAATAAGCGACAATTCATTCGGGAAGGTAAACGAAGTTGAAAGTTTTGACCATCATATTTTACACTAAACATATTGGGACGATTGGGTTTAGTAGGATTTTTCACAAACGTTACACGATTGATATCAAAATTGTTAATATTTACGATAGTAGGAGTGTTCATCATTTTAGTAGCGATAATTTGTTATACTTACTCTATGCTAGATGACCGTAAATCCGTTTTCAACGAACGAAACCGTTCTTCTATAATAATGGTATTATGCAGTTCTTGCAAAAACAAAACAAGCATAGAAAGATGCAACAATCAAGCTTTGACGGGAGTTATATTCTGCGGTAAGCATATACGCGTAAAGAATCCAAGATTATGGACAACTATAAACAATATTGATAATAAAGTTAATTTAATTTCCAGAATTTGGAAAGGATATAAAATACGTAAACTATTAGAATTAGCTGGACCAGGTGCATTGAACCGAAGTAAATGTATTAATAGCGAAGAACCAATTACTTTTGATTCAATAAAGTCTATACATCCTTTAGACTATTTTGGGTTCGAAGAACAAGGTAAGCTTTACGGGTTTGACGTGCGTACTTTATTTGATGTAGTGGATCGTAAATGTGAGAACCCGTTCACTCGTCAACCTTTAAGCATAGACGTACGTAAACGTATAAGAACTATTTATGGTTATCGGTTACGTAACAAGCTTCCTATTTTTTACGAAAACAATGCAACACAAACAAGAGAATTTGTATTGCAAAGTAGATGGTTACAAATATGTCAAATTATTGAAGAGAATGATTTCTATAAAATCCATCCTAATGTATTTCTAACTATGAACAAAACTCAATTATACATATTTATGTGTCTAATCTGTAATGATATGAATACGTTGGCTGCTGAGCATAAAAACAAACAATCATTTAGGTATAAATACGCTGGATGGCTAACAAGTCTCAAAAACAAATTTGAAGTTGTTCATACTGCAGAAGAATACGCGTTCTACGTTTCTACTATATTTTTAACTATTTTACATTATTCAACAGAACCTTATCATTTTTGTTTTATTATTATGTCTGCTCTTTATCGATTATGAAAAACATTTTTCTTCAATAGTACCTCCAGGAATAGCTCGATAATTTGGATTACATTTAGGAAAGTCTGAATAAGGACGAGGATCGTAACCAGCGGCCATATTTGTTCGAACCATAGGACTTACTCTAGCCGGTTTTGGGTCGACTGTAGTAGCAGGAGTTGTAGTTGGGGTAGTGGTAGGGGTAGTAGCAGTAGGGGTTTCTTCTAACTTAGCTTTTTCAGTTGTTGCACCAAACAAATATTCGTAAGCCATGTTAAACTGGTTTGGGTGGGGATCATTAAACATATCCACAATAGTAGCTTTAGATAATCCAAAATCAGCCGGTATTAGTCCGTTTAATTTGTTAATAAATTCGGTAGGAGTTGGTTTTTTATCAAGACTTTTAACAGCATTTACAAGTGGCGTTATGTCTTTTTTAAATGACTGTTCGAAAACTGATCCTAAAGACTCTCGAAGCATTGCTTCATTATACTGCGGACCAAGCTTGGTTTTTAACCAATCTAAAAATATTCTAGCATTTGCAGTTGTTCTTACCGGGGCCGTTCCATTAGGATAAAAATTTGTTAAATCTTCATTTGTAAGCATCGGCCGTTCTGTATTATAAAACCCTTCTCGGTAACGAGTAAGGATATAGATGACTATGGCTATTAAAAACACCCATAACAGTTGTTTATTCATTTGAAAATAACGCAACAGAATTTATATGCGTCGAGGGCGTTTGTGATTTAAACAGGTAAGGAGAATACATAGTATAACAAGCGCGTTAGAAATGGAATCAACTAAAACCCACAGTAAAGCAAACTCAATGGCGAAAGATACCAAGCAAACCAAAAATGCTCAACCTGTAGCTGCCACCCCCGCAACTCCTTCCAAAGGACGAAAAGCTTCTGCAAAAGCTGAAGTAACTGTTCCTGTAACTACTCCTGCTCCTGTTGTTGTTGCTAAAGCGGAAACTACTGAAACTCGCAGTGCCGAAGTGATCTTATCTACTTTACAAGAAACCTTAAAAGCTTTAAGCAGTGAAGTCTCTACTAAAATTCGTGAAGCTGTAAAAGAAGCTACTGAAGCGACTAAAGCTTTAAAACGTGAAGCCCGTGATTCTAAAAAACGTCGTCGTAAAGATCCTAAAGATATGACGCCTGAAGAACTCAAAACGTACGAAACCCGTCGTGCGAACAATGCGTTCTTAAAATTACGTCCTATCAGTGATGAATTAAGTTCGTTCATGGGATTACCCGCTAAATCTCAACGATCTCAAACGGATGTAACTAAATACATCAGTAACTACGTCAAAACTCACAACTGTTTTGATCCTAACTTCAAACGTCGTATCATCCCTGATGCGAAATTAGCCAAATTATTACGAGTCAAAGATGGTCAAGAAGTTACCTACCTCAACTTA